AAAGATATTTCTTCTGGTTTAGGATGAAAACGAGTAAAGTTGTCTACTACTTGTTTCATCAACTCCATTGCTTTTTCTTCACCACAGTACTTTGCTAACTGTCCTCCAATTTCAGTGTGGTAAGTTAACTTGCCATCACTCCATCCTCCACTGCCGAGCATACCTGTCATAACCTCTTCTGGTTGACGTTTAAAAGGATCATTTCCTTTATCAATTATTGTAATCAATTCACCTGGATATCCATTATCTACAAGTTTAGTTGCAAAATTAATACCAGCGACACCTGCGCCAATTACTACTATTTTTTTATTCATTAGTTTATGTTAAATTTTTCTTTATATTTTAATACTGCAGTCTCTTTCATTTTACACTCCATCATTACGTCAACATTTAAACCATACAATTCAACTTTATTGAACAAATAGTCACTGTGTGCTTGCATTCTAACTTTCAAACCTTCATTTATACTTTTAGACTCACTATAATGTACTATAGGTTTTACATCATTCCAAGTTGAGGCAGCTAATTTCAAAGCCTCTTCTTCTGTTTGATTGCCTGTACAAAATTTATGGTGATGATAGTCAAATACAATAGGAATGCCTACTTCTTGATGAACCAGATCATACAATTCTCTAGTTGAATACATTGCTGCCTTATCATCATTTTCAATTGTCAGTCTTGACTTAATTTGACTAGGCAACAGATTAAAGTTTTTTATAAATGTTTTAGCGGTTTCAATTTTGTCTCCATATGCTGCCCCCATATGTATGTTTATTTTATTGAACGGAGTAGCACTTAAGTCCATTAAGTCCATAATGTCACTATGCATTTGTAAGTCACTTACACTATTGTCAATAACATGTTGATGTGGACTAGTAAGAATACAATATTGTCCTGGGTGTGTTGTGAGTCTTAAATTTTGTTCTTTGGCATACTTTCCACAACGTTGTAAAATTTCTTTAATTTCATCAAAGTCTTTAAAGTCAAACCAGTTCAATTTATTTCCCCATGGAATAATGTTTGACGACATTCTAAAAAATAAAAGATTGTTTTTAACATTCCAATGTAAAATCTTTTCTAAGTCTCTAATGTTTTGAACTGCTAAACTGCTACAATACTCTAAACCTTTTTTACTTAAAGTAGCTTTTTTTAAGCTTCTATTTGTAGTAATGTCTTGTGCTTTTAGTGTTTCATTTAAACACGCGTAACCATAATTTACTTTTGTCATATCTTTTTTTTAGTAAATATATGTTTTAAAATTTTGGAAGCCAAATAAAGGAGGCCCACCTTTTTAGGTGGGCCACTACTCCATTATTGTTGTTAAGCGAACACGTAATGAATGTGTTCTATAAAATTAATTTTTACAATATTTATCTTTTTAAATCTTCTGATTTTAATTCATACAATACATAACCAAATATCTTATCAGGACCGGTAAAGTTTTTAGTAATCATTTCAGTTCTTTCTAAAATTTTTACTCTTAATTTACTAAGTTCTTTATATTTAGATTGTAAAAATTGAGAAGTTTTAAATTTAGGATTGTTTTTAATATCTTCTAATTCATTTATTATCTTTTGTTCGTCTTCTGTTGGTTTAGAATACTCTTCTCTTAATTTATTTATCAGTTTATCTACATCACGAAAAAGCTTTAGAAAATCTGTTCCTGTATGTAAATTATCATCAATAATTAGAATTTTTTTTCCTTTCATAATACATTCAACTAATACATTATAAATTTGGGGTAGTGATTTATTTTTTATATTCGGATTAAAACCCACATTGTATTTAGAATGTAAACGCTGAATAATAGATGATTGAGTTTCTCCTGATTTTCTAATAGTGTATGGAGGTGGATTTTCTGCTCTTCTAGATAACCAATTAAGTATTGCTGTTTTTATTTTTCCTGATTCTTTATCAAATTGTTCCCAATCTACAGCATCATCTATTTTTTCATATTTTATTTTATCAATATAAATGGTTTTATCATCAGGGACACTATATATTTTTTGTATGGTTTTTTTAAGTAAAACATTAAGATCTCCTGTAGATTCTAAAAATCCTATGTAATCAATAGAAGGTAGTCGAGATTTTAGATTAGAAATTAGAAATTTTTCAAGTTCATCTTCCTTAATTAAATTAGCGTCTTTTTTTAAAGCGTCCTCAGATCTTTTTATATTTGTAATTTCGCTATCTGGAGTAGATTCTAGTCCTATAAAAACATTATAATTATTTGTTTTTCTAATTTTACTTGAGACAATTAATTGTTCTCCTTCTATAGGTTTAATAGAAATATCTATTTTTTCTACATTATTTTCTTTTCCAAATGTTACTTTGGCTCCTTCATTAATTACATTTTTTAATATATCTATTAATTTAATCATTGTAAAACAATATTATATAGATTTATTTCTTTTTTGCTTGATATTGACCTTCAGTAATTACACCTGCTAATTTTTGCATGTATAAGAAAGATTCATTTAATGATTCATTTGGCATTTCTTCTTCATATGTTGATTCTTCACCTAATGAAATTTCGTCAATGATTTCTTCTGGTTCTGGTGTTGCTTCTACTTTTTCAGTTTTTTTACCTTTTGAAGTAAGTTTTTCTTTTTGTTTTTGTAATTTTGTTAAACTTTTTTCTAGTGCTTTAATTTCAGAAGAAAGTTCTTTCATTTTATTTTTGTCAAACATCTTATGATAAATTTCATCGATACCTTCCATACTGATCATTTTTTTACGTTCATCAATAGCTTCTTGAGTTGCTTCCATTTTAGCTGTGTAAGCAGCCATGTCGCCTGCTTCATTAATACCATTAATGTATTCATTAATTGATTCGCGTATAAGTTGTTTTAAGTCTTTCATTGTTTTTTATTTTATTATAAATATATATTTTTTATTGTTTATTACCATTTTCTGCAAGACCAATATCTTGCTTTAGTGCGTGGTCCTGGACTGTCACAGTTGTGTCTTGCTCTAAATGCTTTACGTCTTTCTGGATTGTTCTTTTTTATGTTCATTCTTTTACCTTTAGCTGATGATCCACCAAATCCAAAATTTACCTTAACTACTTTTCCTTTAGGATTTTTAACGTATACTTTAAACTTTTTAACGTCACCTTGCATTGGTTTGCCAAGTTGTACTTTACGACCTTGATACTCTGCTTCCTGTAGTGGTTGTTTATATTCTCGCATAAACTGAACAAATTCTTTTATGTCTTGTTCACTTTCAACATCATACTCATCTAAGTCTTCTAAACCAGTATCATCTTTTTTAAGATCTTTTTCAATTGCTTTCATTTCACCCATAGCCCATTGTTTTTGAATAGTGGTTAATTTGTCATTGACTAAGTTTTCAATAAAGTTAATAAATTCATTTTCGCCTAACTTATACACCTCAGTAAAAAACAATTCTCTAACACGAGCATCATCAATGTTACTTTCAACATACAAATCATTTAATGCGTCATATATAAATTTACCATATTGAAGATCGCGTGGTTCATTAGACAACTTATCTACTGCTCCTATGATTGCTTTATTTTGTTCTTTATCTTTGCCAAATCCTTGTGTTCCAACAATTTCATACAATCCTTTTACAATTTCATGAACTAACATTGGAAAACATATAGCTCTAGCTTTAACAACAAATTGATCTGCTTCTTCATCATATACCATTTCACTTTCACCACCTGCCATTTTTTGGCCTTGTTCTAAGGCAGCTAACATCATTGCAATAGCATTTTCATCATCATAAATTCCAAATACTTGTTTTAAAATTTCACCATACTTGTCTACTAAAGAATCGTCTAAAAGATCTAAGTACTCTTTAAATAAGTAAAAAGCAAATGAGCCTCTAATTGAAGCACCTTGAGTAATACCATTTATAATACGACGTTTAGCTTTTAAAGCTTCTGGTGTATTAGCGTCTTCTACTGGTGTTTCATCTTCAGATGAAGATAAATTTATGTTGTCTTCTATTTTAGCATCAATTCTGATGTTAGCATAGTCTATAATAGGATAAGCTTGAGTGACCATATCTACAGCAATTTGAGATAAAACGTCACGATGTGGTTTTTCAGCTTCTATAATTTCGTCTAATATTTCTTTAGAACTCATTAACGTTTGCATTAATGATTTATTGCCGAGCATTTGTTTTAAAGATTCACCTGATTTGCCTTTTAAGGCAGTCATTGTTTCTGGTTTGAATATTTTTTCATATTCAATTTCAAATAATTTTCCCATTATTTTTTAGATGTTAATTTTAAAAAACGAGCTGTAATTTTATCTATTTCAGTTTCTTTTAAAGATGTTGATGCTTTGGCAGGAATTGGAGATTCTTTAGGGATATCTTCTCTACCTATTTTACGTCTTGGTGTAGGTTTTGTAGGAATTTTTTCCTTTTCTATAGTTTTTTCTTTTTCTTTAGCGGGAACGTTTTCTTTTAAAGTCGCAGCTAATTCTTCCTTAATGATTTTTCTTAATGCGTCTAATTTCATTTTATTTTTAGTTTTTGTAAAATTTTCTTTATTTCATTTGCCTCTCCAGGATAAGCAGCGGCGTGTACTTTTAACATTGTTTTAGTTCCTTCAGATATATTATTAGTTTGTATTACACTTGCAAGTTGACCTACTCTTGGTACATTATATGCTCTAGTGGCCATTACAATATAATGTCTAGCATCAGGTTGCATAGTTGCAAAGCCAATTACTGTTCCACTTGGAAGTCTGATTATGTAAAATCTACTTGGTCCTGCAGCAATCATACTTACTACTCTACCTATTGCATCTATAGAAGCATTACGTCTAGTATATGGAGTAAGAGTTCCACCTCTTATTCTACCTTTTATACTTGTTGGTAGAGAGTTGAAACCAGTTATTAATCCAGCGTTATCAATTATATTATCTACCGCTGCATTAGCTCCTGCCACAGGTGCTGCTTGAGCAGCTGGTGCTGCTTGTGCTCTAGGTGCTCTAGGAGTAGGTGTTTGTGTTGTAGGTGCTGCTCCACCAAGTATTTGTCTTGCTTGAGCTGGTGAAATATTTACTCTAATTAACTTACTTTTACCAATTGCTTTACTAGCCTGAGGGTTTTGTTTATTAAGAAGTATATATTTATTTTCTATTACTACAGGCAAATATGTACTGTTTGCGGCCATAGGAGGATTTGCTTCTATGAATTTTTTATTACCACCTTGATACCAATTTCTATCCGCATACCATTCTAATTGTTGATCATTAAACCCTATACCTTTACTTCTCAAGTAATCAAAGTAAGTTTTCCAATTTTCTGGTCTGAATGTGTTGGATGTTCCTTGGAAGTTTCTCCAATCATCACCTCCATAATTAAACTGATAGTCGGGAGTTGATGTTATAAATGTTTCAGCCATACCAAATATTGGAGTAGCAGATTCAGGATTAACTAATACTACATATCCCTCTCTTGTTCTTTTATTGTATGGGGTATTTTTTAGTATGTTAAGGAAAGAATCTTTGTCTATTGAATTCGGAATATTTTCCTCACTAAATGCTACATTAACTGCTGAATCTTGAAAACCTGTGTTTTCAGTTTCATTGCTTAATATATTTTGTACTTCTTCACTGTCAAAGGGTATAGAACTTATTTTACCATCTTTAATTTTATAAGAAGTAAATGAATTTGAGTCCAACAATATTTTACCATCTTCTACATCTTTAACTACTATAGCTGAATTTGGATCTTCTTCGGCTTTTACTATTATATTTTCAATAAAACTCTTATCAATTACTTCATTGTTTGTTAACTTAATAAGAGTGTTAAATGGTATTTTATCTATTTCTGGGTAGTCAAGTAAGTATTTTGAGGTACGAGCGTTTAACTTGATGTTTGGATAATCATCTTCTGCTGTAAATACTCCTACTTGAACGTCACCTGATGTGAATTTTAGTTTGATTATAGCTTCACCATTTTTGGTGATGTACATTCTTTCATCTGAGTCTAATTGCCATTTTTTTAAAGTTACCAATAATTTTTTAACGTCAAACGGAATAGTTTCTTTACTTAATTCACTTGTATCAACATAAGTACGTAAATTGGCTACTATAGATTTTCTATCGTTAGTATTAAATTTATCTAAATGTTTAAGTAAAAGTGTAGAATCTAGTATACCTGGGGTTACAGCTATAAATGAAGCTAATTGTGGATACTTAGGTAAGTAATTCGCTGCAAATTCATTTTTAGATATATCATTGAATAAGTCACTTTTGTCTTTTCTTACTACTAAATATTGTTTTTTAGCTGCAAAAGGTAAAGATACCCACTGACGAATAGATATAGCTGTTTTACTAAATACATTAGTTGCTTTTTCTGTTGATGATAGAGGAACATATTTAAGCATACCCTTAATACCTGGGATGCTGTCTAACCATGGGATGTCTGAGGTTAATTGGCTCCAACTCATTTTTGATGATTCATTTGGACTATTGTCTTTAGGAGTCCAAATGTACCTTTCACTCTCATCAGTTGTGTCTCTAACTTGAATAGCAACAAACGCTAATTTATCATCATCAATATATTCTGGGCTGTCATTTTTTATTAAGTAAAATGAAGGAAATCTTTTGCCTTCTGAAAATCTATAGTTACCAAATGAGCCTCTAGTAATACACCACGGAACGTCATCTCTATGTCTTCTACATAAATCTTCACTTCCTCCACTGTAAACAGTAATACCATTTCCACTGTAAATTACATCTGGTCCTGTTTCTTCTTCTACTTCTGCTCCCTCTGATGATGTTACTAGTTTAATAAATTTTGGTAAAGGATAATTGCGTAAAACTTTGTCTTCTATTTTAGGAGAATCTTTTAACTGATCAAAACGTTCAATGTATTTTCTAAGTTCAGCGTCTGTGATTTGGATGTTTAAATCATCCGCTTCTTCTTTGAACTTATCCATCAACTTTTTAATTTCACCTTCAGAGTATTCGTAAAGGGGAAATAAGTTGTTTACAACATGTGTTATAAATTTATGTATGTTCTTTTCCATCTATTATAAATATTCTATATTTTCATTAAATTTAATTATTTTGTTAAAGGACCACCTACTACCCATGCATCACAAGTTCTTTTTGCTGCGCATTTAAACTTTAAAAATCTACAATATCCTAAATCTCCTGCTTCTATTACGTCCATTGGATTTTCACTGCCTTGATCATTACCTATTCCTTTTGCTATACAATCTATTGTTTTCTTAGTGATGTCAAAAGCGGCACAGTTACCACAACGTGAAGTTTTAGCCTCTTCTATAGAGTCAAGTTTCCACATGTCTGCCTTTGCTTGCCAAAATTTTTCATTTGGTTCGTTTGGATTTAATGGTCCATAACCATACTCATTAATTGCCTTTTGTCTGTTTTGAAGATTAAGCTCTATATTTTGTGTTGGAGCAGGACATTTATTTATGTCAACTTCATTCAATATGTCTATTAGTTTTATCATTTTGTTTTGCCCCATTTTTTACCTTTACCTTTTGTTTTACATTGAGCGGGTGTAGGACGACATGATGGATACTTAGAGCGTTTTTCGTCTTTTTTTCTACCACATGCTTTACACTTACCATCACGACAAGTGTTACAATCTACCCATCCACCTTCTTTACCTGGTGTACCTTTACGTTTAAACCATTTATAAAGTGATTCGTCTTCTTTAATTATTTCTTTAATTATGTCTTTTAATTTAGAATATCCAGATCCATAAGGAGCCGCTTTACCTGATTGAGGATTATCGGTTTCTTTTAAATCTTTCCAAATGTTTCCTTTACGACATCTAACAATAGCTCCTGACTTGTAAGCAGATGGTTTATCGTACTTACGATCGGCAATTCGTTTACAACGATCTGCTTTTTTCTTTTCTTCAAGGAGAATTTGTTTAAGTATATCGATTAAACTAATCATTATACTCCTACGTTTATCATTTGGGGATTGTCAACTCTAAACTTAACTACTCCTCTTATGTTGTTAATGTCTTGTATAACTTTTTTCACAGTTTCTATGTCAAATTTACCATCTTTTAAATATGGATAAGGATCAATTTTTACTGCTAATTTATTGTATGAATAGCTTTTATTAGGTATGCGTGGTGTGTACTCATGAGCGTCCACTGTTGTAATGCCTGTTACAGATCTAATGTCTGACAGTACTTCTTTTTGAAATAAAAGATCATTGTTAGTTACTAACAGTCCTTCAACTTTATAAAGTTTTTCAGCAGAATTTTCACTTAATATTCTTTTGATTTTGCCCTTATTTATAACATATTTGTAAGATTCATTAAGACCTAGTAAATATTCATAGTCATAGTACACACCATAGTCTCTTAAAACTTTTCTTAATTCTTCAGCGTCTTTATCAATTACTGCTAATGCAGCGTCTTGGAATATAGGTGAATCTTCTCCATGATCTTCTTTAATTTTCTTTAAAAGATTATGAAAGGGTACTGCTGAATTTTTTGATGTTACTGAAATGTCTCTTTTTGATCCCATTTCATTTTCAAATAATTGCAAGTCTAATGGTACTTTTTTACCCTTATACATTCCATGTTCACCTAAATTACTTTCAACTAGTACTTTTTTATCTGCTTCATTTACATGAATAGCTTCACGTGAGTACAAATAACGAGCTTCAGCCCATAAGTTTAAAAATGCTGGTGAACCATATGGAAGTCGACTCTCAATAAGCGATAACTTGTTGTCAACATGATACTTCATATCCTTTGACATTACTATGCGAGCGTTTAGATTCTCGTTGATTACCGGTCCTTTATTGCCAACATTCTCACAAGAGTGACAACCACAGTTGCATGAGTCTTTTTTAGGTGGAGTAGATAATATTTCTCTTATAAGTTTTGTTATACGGTTCATGGTAATAAATATTATTAAGGTGTGTAAGCAAATCTAGGAAATTTATCAGAAAAAGTTGAAATTTTAAGATTATTTTCATTTTTATAATTATCATCATACTTATTTATTTGTTTAAAAGTATAAGGAAAATTTGATGAAATAACCATTATTGGTTTAGATTTTTCTATGTATTCTTTTGCTAAATTATTTGCTATATGATTTAAAAGTCCATCAGAGATTTGTAATTGTTGATCTTCAATCTTAGGAACATAATTTCCATAAAAATCTTTAATAATATCATTAATTAGTTCAGTTGATACTTTTTCTTCTTTCCAATAGTTTTGTAAAGTACGAGGCCAAAGTTCACCAGATTTAAATTCAAGATTTGTTTTTTCCTTTAAATAAGTTGAAGGTTTACTTCCATACTTTGAAATTTCAAATGGAACTAATTTAAATGCATTTCCTTGTTTTATTTCTATAGATTTTCCATTTATTTTTACATCTCCAGTATTTTCTTCTTTTTTTCCACCTCGAGCAGTGCAACCTTTAAGAAAAGTAATTAAAGCCATTTCTCCTTTTCCTGTACTTCTACCATACAATTCAATTAATTCAGTAATAAAATCTTTAGATAAAGAAGTAGGGGCAAATAATTCTTCTAAATTTCCACTTTCTGGTAAGATAGTGATTGTTGGATTTTTTAAATATGCATTTAATTTTTTATATTCACCTAAATCAAGAGAAATTCTATAAATAGCATTAGCATAGTTATCAGCTAATTTTTTTTCATTTTTTAGTATTTGTAAAATACTATTTTTTGAATCTTTAACTTCATCTTCATCGTATATATCTTCTTTTTTATTAGCTTTTTTTAACATTTTTAATATCCTTTTTTTAACTTCATAATCATCTAAAGTAGAAATAAGTTGTTTAATTTCATCATCAAGAGGAAATTCTATGTCCAATTGTTGTTCTTGTAAGTCAACTCCTAACTCACTCAATATTCTCTCCATTATTAAAATATCCTGTTCATTATTCATGTCAGGATATCCTTTTGGAAATTTATATGAGTATTTTTTTAAAAATAAGTCTAATGTATCCATTATGCTGATGGTGTTTCTTCTGTTGGAGGTGTTTCTGCTGCTGGCTCTTCAGGAGCAGGTTCTTCAGGTGCAGTTTCAGGTACAGGTACTTCTGTTGGAACATCTGCAACTACTTTAGCACCGTAAGATAAAATTCGAGCTATTGCTTCGATGCAATTTTGCTCTTCACTCAAGTTTAACAAGTAGTATTTTTTGCCTTCTACTTTACCAATCCATGTTCTATCAGTAAAAATCAAGTAAAATACTTGATCATTTGCTAATATAATGCGAAATGTAGTAGGACGGGGTGCTACCCATTCAATGTCTTTAATAAACAAATCATATTGATCTGTTAATAATTTAACAATGGTATCATTTAATGTAGGAAATTTCACTAATACTGGAAAACGAACGTTGTCTAAAGACACAACTGATGGACTGTCTAAGTCTATTTCTGTAGATTTTTCAGTCTTAGCATACACTTGTTTAACTAATGTTTTAATTTTATCTTTGAACTCGTCTTTAGTCATTATTAGGCTTTTAATTTTGTCATTACCTTTTTAACCAATTCGTTTATTTGGTTTTCTTCATCTGGTGTTACTATACTGTTGTAATCATCCATGTTAAGTACTCTGTCTTTTTTAGACAGTTCAATCATATTTTCTGCGGCGGCATGTAAATCCATGTCTGTTTTAGCGTCTTCTTTAGCAAATTCCATGACACGGATTAGTAATGGAATGTCCATTCTAACCGTGTCTATAGGATTTTTTTCATCAACTGACTTACGATTTTGAACATATTCTACTGAATTAATTTCTTCAACTGGTCCATTAGCTAAGCTACTTTTCACCATTTCTCTGATTCGTTGTTTTTGTTCTTTATTCGCCATATTTTTAGCTGTTTTAATAGCACGTCCAGTCATCACTTGTTCTGCGTTACCCTTATACTTTTTAATGAATTCAGTTTTGTTAGCTTTATATTGATTGTAAAGCTGATTTTTTAATTCTAATTCTCTAGGGGTAAGTATTGCCATGATTTACTTTGCTTTTGCTTCAGCAACTGATGCTTTATTGTAAGCAGCGATAGTTTTTTTCATTTCTGATAATGCCTTGCGAGCTCTACCTTTTGCTGCTTTACTTGTTTCTTCGTGATTAGTTTTTGCTGTTTCATACAACCCACTAATTTGTTCAAATAGTTCTTGTGTCATTTTGTTTTTGTTTTTGATTATTATTTATTGTTTATTATGCTTCTGCTAATATTCTAGCATTTAAATAGTCGTAAATATCTTTTGCTTCAAAGCCTTTACTTATTAAATCGTCAGATATTGCACTAGCCGCGTCTATGAAACGATTGTAAGCTTCATTTGAAACTGCTAAGTCTATGTCGTTATATATTTCGTCGTTTATATCTTCCATACCTTCAGCAACAGCTTGTTGTCCACCACCTAATACTTGATCTCTCACAAGCATTGTAATTGTGTTTCCAATTTGAGTTACCAATTTAGCATCTCCTAATTCTTTAGCGCTAGCAAATGCTTTTTGCAATGAATCTTGAATTGACTTTACTGTTGGATTAATGTCAGCAGCGCTGCCCATTTCTGGTGCCATTGTGTCTGTAGAAGCTTCAGTTGAAGGTTCAACTGGTGTGTCTATGTTAAGTTCCACATCTTCTTGTGGCGCTACATCTTCAGATTTTTTCTTTTTTGCTTCATTTATTTCAGCTAAAATCATTTCTTTGATTTGTCTTTTGAATGCTGATTTAGTAGTTAACTCATTAATTGACTTTTTACCAAAAGCCAATTTTTGCATATGTTCAAATTGTTTGTCCATTGTTGTATTTTTATTATAAATATTGTACTTTTATTTCTTATCGTGTAAATAGTCAGTTAATAAACTACCTATTGCACCTACTTTTTGTCTCAATAAGATCCATTCTTCTAATGTTAATTTATGCTCTTTTCCATAATAAGACACAGTTAAAGTACCTATAAAGTTATCTGTTAAGTCTTTTATAGTTAACATGTAAAATGATTTAGTTTTATAATTTTTACCTGCAACCGGAAATAAGCCACAATCTACTGTATTTTCTTTACAATTAGGAATGTCAATTTCACCGTATTTATACAATACTGAGAATACTTTAGGAAATAAGGACACAGGAATATTTTGAAATATTTCTTTTATAGATGTAGCTTTATCAGTGGTGCGTTCATAAAATATGCTAAATTTCTTAATAGATTTACCTGTAGGATAAAAGTGACCTCCATTGTGGAATTGTGAAATGCATATTCTATCACATTTTAATTCTTCCATCATTATTTCAAGTTGTGTGTCTATTTTTTCATCTGAATTGATAGATTCTCCTAGTAAGTCTTTTGGTGATTTTTTATGAATAAAATTTACCTTTATCCATTCTACTAATACTGGTGCTATTAATGCTGTTAATAATGCTATTATTACTGTTAAACTTGTTGCATTCATAAATTATTTTTTGAGGTTTTGTAAATAATTAATTGTTTCTTCTTTATTTTCCAACAACTTTTTCTTTGCAGAACCAACCCAATTTTCAATGTCTCCGGCTTCCGTTACATATGATTCATTTGAATTATTAATTACTTCATCCATCCAAACAGTATAGTCTTTAATAGTATGATCTATGTCTGAATTGATGATGTTTTTTTCATACTCTTCCCATAAACCTAATATACGCAATTCTGTTTCAAAGTCTATTTGACAGTTGAAGCATCTCTTATATTGTATGTAAAATAGTTTATCGTTTTTGTTTTTCATTAAATTAGTGCAACAAGGACAAAATAGTGGAAGGGAAACTTCCTTCTTTGCTTTATCTAATTTAGTTAAATTTTGTTTGATTCCATTTTTGATAGTCCATGTACGACCATCTAATTCCCACACATCTCCTTCTTCATGAAACTCTTGTTTTTTTTCATAACCTATTCCAGTAGTGGTTTTTTCACCATGTTTACCTTGAACAAGGTTGCGAAGACGTTGAATGTCTTTTTGTTGGAAATCTTTTTTGAGAACGTTTTCTGACATAACTATTATTTTATATTATCATTTAAAAAATAGAAAAAATTGGATTTAGTAGCAAATCTTTTACCTATTTCAGGTACTTCATTTTTTAATATATCATAAATTTGGAATGACATTTTTGGATCTATGTTAAAGAGCTTATCTTCGTTTAATTTACTTTCATCTTCTTTGTCTATTGTTTCTAATGAATAATCTTTACTTGAAATAGCTTTTGCTTCTTGTGCGGCCTTTAAAATCTTATCGATATCTTTTTTATCTGATGTGTTAAATGTTAAAGTAGAATCGTCTACTTTTTTAGGTTTTATGTATGTTTTAGGTTTTACATTTAAATAAGCTACCACTAAGTCTTGATGTTTTTTATTTTTAATAGGAAAAGCAAATATTGTTTTGTTACTTTTATCTTTTTTAATTATAAAATCTTTTCTTTCAAATCTATCTTTAACTGAGTTTTCTATTTCATTGTATAACTTAATACCATTCTCATCATAAATTGTCTTATTTGTATTAATAAACTTATCACTAGTTGGCTTATCACCAAATACTTTTCTTTCGAAATCTTTTAAATTGTCTGATTTATTAATAAAAGCATCACTAAAATACTTTGGGTCTTCTAATATTCTTATAATATCATCAGCAGTTACATTTCCATGAGTAGTTAATTTTAACTCTTTAGGAATGTCCATTCTTCGCAATCCACTTTCTTCTCCTCCACCATTAGTGGTAGGTTCTTCATTTTCTACTAATTTGTACTTGTATTTCATTATAGTCCTAGTGATTTTAATTCGTTTAATGTATTTTCTGTTGAAGTATGTAATATACCTATGCCACCTCTTGAATTCCATTCATTGATAGTGTTAGGCATGTCGTCGATAAGTATTCGATTTTTCTTGGAATAATTTTGTTTGTTTTTTCTTTCTGCTAATATTAATTTAGTTCCAGGTATATTTTTCTTAACCCATAAACTTTTTCCATATCGTGATGATGAATCTTGTGATGGTGCAGATAGTAATGATGGTTTATACTTACTAATGTATGTCCATAGTTGTTTACCGTCTGACATCCAAGGCATTTCTGACCAAAACTGTGCACCTATGCCATCTATTAACTCCCAAAATTTCTTAGTACCATTTTTAACTTCATATTCACTAGGCAACATTCCACCAAACTGTTCAAAACGTCTGTCAAAGTCACACAATACTCCATCCATATCACAATATATTGTATATTGTGAAATTTGAGCTGCTTGTGCTTCTTCTTTAAGTTGTTTGTATAGGTCTGTTAATTTGTACATCTAAAATTCTGATTCTCCAGATTGAACTTTTTTTAATACAACAAATGAACCATTAATATTTCTATTTTCACTATCTTTTGTTATAAAATTTACTTTAGCATCTTTTCTAGAATATCCTGGTAATTTATTTGTTTTAGTTAAATCATTATAAACATTTCCATATCCGCTACCTTCTATATTTGATATTCCTATATAATTAGGTTTTTCTTTTGAAACAAAATCTAATATAATCTTATACATAGTAGATAATATTTTTATATAATTTTTACCTCCTGCTTTTCCAGTTTGAAGATTTGAATTTTTATTTCCTATTTCATCAAAATTTATATTATAAAAATCACCATCTTTATAAGGATTTGGAAATTTTGAAATTGAATAAGTATAACCTAAATCACCTACCTTAAATTTTCCACTAAATACATCACCCTCTATTTCAGCAGCATTATTAGGATTAAGTAATATCTCATTTATTTTTAATTTATACAATTGAGTTACTAAATCTGTTGTTAATAATGCTGGTGGGTTAAATTTAGGTAAATCGGATTCTATAATCCATTCATTTAATGGTTTAGGATTTTTAATTGAATCTTCCCAATTTCTGAATGTAATATTTCCTTTTAAATATGCTTCTTCTTCTAATTCTTCTAAACTGTCATCTTCGTTTGTGTTGGTAGTGTTGATGTTATTTAATCTACCTTCATTATCTTGCATACGATGAATCATCTCATGAGCATATGAACGTAAAATGTCTTTTGGATGTCTGTTTAATGTAAATAAAGTGATTGAACAGTTGTTTGGATTGTAATGTGCCGTTTTACCTAAAATATTTTCAGCGTTTTTAGAGTCGTTGCTTATACTTATTATACGTGGTAAGGGTTTGATGTTCATACCTTGATCAATCATATACTTAGTTAAAGATTTTAACGCTTCTTTAAAGGTTGATGGTGTGTTTAATGATTCTTTTATTGAATTTTTTGGATTTAAAAAATATTCATTGTAAAAATATTCTAAGGCTTCTAATTTTTCTCCAGTTAACTTATTTTTTAAATAAATGTATACTCTTTCATGATCTGAGTCTTTTTTTAAAGCATCAAAAACATCTGAGTGTAAAGCCCAATATTTAATTTCTGAGGGTTGTAATTCGTTTATATCTTCATTCTCTAATAAAAGTGAAGTTATAAGATATTTAGTTAAATCATTCATTATGTTGCGAATTCTTTAATTTTTTCTACTGCTTGATCAACTGTAACTTCACTTCTAACTACATCTTTGAATGTATCAAATAATGCTTGATACATTTGATCTTCTTCCTCTTTAGATTTTAGGAATGCTTTTTGAATTGAGTCTAAGTGTTCTTTAAAACCATTGGACCTACCTTGTTTATTCATAGGCATAAAATTATTATTTTTAACATAATATTCTAATGCTTTTTCTTTAAGTTTTCTTTCTTCATAACTATTTAAAGTGCCTAATTGTTTAGCTTTTTCATTAAAATCAGCTTCTACTTCTTGAGGTAAAGATGTAGGTTCTTTCTTTTGTGTGACTGTGTAAAAATCTGGATTGTTTTTAGTTTCAGTATTTATAAATTGCTTGATTGCTTCTGGACTTTCTTGTGCTGCTTTATTAAAACCATCAATTATATTTTGATCAACATCTGGAGTATTGTTTACTAAAATAAAATTATTACCAAATGCTTCTTGATATGTTTTGATTAATTCAGGACTGTATGATTTAATCCATGTTAATAATACTGCTTTACCAAAAAGACTTTCTTCACCTTCTTCTTTAGCTCGTTTAAAGTTTTGATAATATGCTACCATTGGATGAGCATATATCATAACCATTAATGTGTCATATCCTGATGCTTTAACTCTTAATACACTGGTTGGATTATTAGCGGTAGTGTCCCAAATAATGTTAGATTTATTTTCTTGTGATATTTCCGCGTCTAATTCTTTTTCAGTTGCAATAGATGAACCACGAAGATTTTTATATAATTCTGAGTCTTTATTTCTGGCAAATTTATCTGGATTAAAATACTTCCACTCTTTTGTAAAATCTTTAATTTTATTATAGAAAAATGTTTTTCCAGAACCCGCACTCCCCGCCATAATTATGGCTTTTGGATTGTCAACTATTTCTTTTAAGAGATGTATAAGCTTTATCATACTTTAAATATATATAAGGAAACTGGCGAAGCCAAGTCCCTTATAAATATTATTAAAATATGGAAATGTTTAAGAATTTAATTTAACTGTTGTAGGAAACTTATTAAATGATGGTTCATGATTAGTATTTTCTAATTTATATATATCATATATTTTAGTGAATAAATTCCAATTTTCCTCAAGTGGACGAGGTGAAACATATATTTCCCATCCTTTACCTTGAATTTTTTCACCTTTTTTATCTTCACCACGTTTAGATGATTTTAACCATATAACACCGGTTTTAGATATTTTTAATTTAGAATTTTCATTCCAACATGTAGTGTATGCTGCTAATTGTAAATCATAAGATGTGTGTAAGCTGTTTGATGTTTTGATGTCTAATATCCATAATTCACCTCTTAATTTAACAACTAAGTCACAAGTACCTGCTATTTTATGAGTATGTGAAAATAAATGTATTTCACTTTCAATAAGTTCTGGCTTTTCTGTTTTCCAAAAATCAACAAACTTAAGCAACATTTGCCAAACATGTAGTGAGTAAAGAGCATTGCCTTTTTCATCTAACCAGTTAAGTTCTTCACCTGTTAAATATTTTTCAATTAAACTGTGAGTTTGAGTTCCTTCATCAGCTGATTTTTTAGCTATAAATTCTGCATTATGTCCTACATCTTTTAACCAATTTTCAAAAAATTTACCTTTAGGAAAATATTGTAGTACACTAGTTACTGATGGATAGTAGTTAGTGCCATACTTATAAAATCTATTGTCTAAAAAATTAACTTGGTTGTTTTTAAGATCTACTTCTAATAATCGTTTGATACTTTTACTATGTATCGAGTTTCCTTTTTCTATCATAATTGGAGTTTTTTTTCAAGTAAGTTTGAGAATGTTAAAGGTAAAGTGTTTTGAATTAAGTTAGTGAAGTTTTCAAAACCCATGTCGCTTGGGTCTTTATCATTTAAATCAACTAAATAAACCTCTTTACCTTCGTTTATTAGTGACTCACAAAAATTTAACGCTTGCTTAATTGCGTCTTTATCTAAGGCTATGTATATTTTTTCTACTGATGAATTAATGATTTTTTTCATTAAACTCTTTTGTATTGTCTTTCCTAATAATGGTATAGCATTTCGTTTGATAGCTATAGCATCAAATATTCCTTCACATAAAGTGATAGGCACATTCCAATTAATGAATAGTTCAAGTCCAATTATGTCTCTTGACACATCTGGATTCTTGTACTTCATTGTTGAATTTTTATTGAAATTGCGCGCTGTAAAGTAGTTAAGTGTACCTTCTGAATTATATGAAGGTAAAATGATCATGTTTGAGTAGCTGCCAAATTCGCAATATCCTATGTTGTACTTTATGATGTCTTCTTTTAGTATGTTTCTTGCTTTTAAATGATGTAAAGCATGTTTAGTTGTTATACTATTTGGTGGATTGATAAGTGAAATGAATTCTTTAGGCAACTCTACTTTTTTAGATGTCACTTCAACTCCACTATGTTCTTTTGAAGACGATTTAACTAAAAATCTTAATTCACTTACTTTATTGGGATCTGCCTCTATTTTCTTAAACAGAGTAGTTAGCTTTTTGCCTTTAAATCCACACGTCCAACAATTGTATGATTGAAAATGTGATGAGGACTCATCTAAATTTATTTCAAGTTTTAACTTATGATGTTTACATTCAGGACAATGATATGCTCTGTTTCCCTTAGATGTAGGTTTACCTTTACCTAAGACTGTGTCCATTAAATATATTAAAGCATTAACCATAACTTAAATATAATAAAGATTAATTTATAATCCTAATTTAAACTATGAAGTCTTTTTTGTAGTAGTGTCCTAGAATGGTGTCATTGTAACTGTCTATCAACAGTACATCTAACTTTATTTGAAATGCTGCCTCCCAATATGTTAAAAGTTTTTTACTAGAACAAATCATAAGTATTTCTCTTGTGAATTTATCTTTGTCTGACTTTAACTCTTCAAGTAGTGGTTTGTTACTACCCCAATAGTTTTGCCAATCGGCTTCTTTAACTACTAGTTTTTTAGATGGAGTTCTACCGCGTTGTGTTGGTAGTGCTGCTTTTTCCTTTTTACCTAACTTGACATTGGTTTTAGACATTAACTGTTTTTTACCAATGTAAAACTTTCCAGTTTCATTGTTGGTAATTTTGTATATAAATCCGAATGTATTTTCAGGAAAATCTTCTATTTTTTCTATAACTTTATTTTTATATAACCACATTTTATTTAATTTTACCTGTCTAAATTTATTAAAATAGTTGTGTCTGTTGTTGGTGATGAAGGTAGGGGTTGAGCTAATTTAGCTACTGCTAATAAGTTTTGTTGTTCATCATATAATCCTATTGTTGTAACATAAGGTGAAAAATATGATTCATTTATAAAATCATATGGTGTACCATCTGTACTTCCTGATATTGTACTTGGATTTAAACTTAAGTTAAACTCATTTTCTCTAATTGTACATTTGTACTGTGTTTCAAATATTTTATATGAACTTGAAAATGAACAAGTGACATTGATAGAGTTAATGAAATTTAACACTTCATCTGCAAATGTTGCTCCTCCACCGTAAGCTGATACTCCATATAGTGCTGTTCCGTAGCTTGAAGTTCCACTGTATGCTATCTCATTTCCTGTAATTACTATAGTACCGTGAGGATAAAATATGTTTCCTACTATGTTTCCATTGTATAATATGTTTCCTTCTCCATCATCTGTTAAACTTCCACTTTCAGAAGTAAAAACAAATGAATTTGGTCTTATATAGTCACCAAACAAACGAACAGGAATGGAAATAACCCCTATAATACTATCTGATGCTGTAGGAAGAAATCGTGGATAAGATAATGTAGTTTGTAAGTAATTATCATACGCTGTGTTGCTAGATGAACCTATTAATCTATCTCCTTCAGCATCTCTGCCTGGAACTAATATAGGTCGACTTGCTGGATCACTGTAACTTGAACTTAAATAGTTAGAGTAGTATAATTCTTCTATTGAAGAGTATATTAATCGTTGATATTGAACTGTTAATGTTCCTGTTGTAGGATCAGATAGTGGATTGAAAATAGGTGATAGTATATTTTGTCCTAAAAGTCTATCTACACCAGAAATTGCTCCGTCTAATACAATAGTTCCTTCTTCATCTGAATAACAGGTAAATCCTTTGTTAACCTCAAATGGGGTAACTACTATATCTGAAGCTAAAAATTGCTTGTAAGCACCCATTCATTTTAGAAATCTAATTTAATTCGCACTAGTGCTTCTTTTGTAAAATCTTTTAATAATGGTCTTGAAAGTTTAGCTACTGCTAACAATTCATTTGTATCGTTGTACAATCCAATTGTAGTTACATATGTTTGAGGAGCATTTATAAATGAATCATACAATACTTCTCCTGTACTTCCAGATATAAAACTTGGATTTTCTGAATAGTTAAATTCAGCATTTCTTGCTCTTACAAATATATAATCAGAAGATATAGTTTCTTGACTGTTTAAGAAAAAAGATTTAGCTGTTGATCCATTCATAGCAGTGAATAATTTTCTATAGTTTAAGCCATCTGAGTTGTATGATTGACTTGAAGCTAATCTTATTGATGCACTTAACGCGGTTGGATTTAATATAATAGTTCCAATGTCTGGAAGTAACCAACCATATGAACCTGATGGACTGTATCCATTAGCATTTAAACCAGTGTATACTGTTCCTTGAGATCCACTTACTAATTGAAATACTCTTCCTGCTTCATTAAACACAATTGATGAAGCTACTTGACTGTCATCTGTTAAAGTGACAACACCTGTACTTCCTGAAAGTTTTAATGATAATGAACCTGGAAATAGAGATTCTTTATATCGTGTTCTGTCTATGGATAGTACCCAAAAGTCAGATGATGTTACTCCACCAAATGTAAAAGCAGCATTTTCATCTCCTAAAACTAAGTTTTGATATTGACCATATGTTGTTTTTGTTGGAGACGCTCCTACAACTGCACTGTTGTAAAATGAACTTCCACTACCATATTGGTTACCATAAGCTATAGCGAATTGCACTTCTGCTGAAGCATCAGTAGACGCAGTTTGATAAATGTTCAAGTAGAAATTTCCTGAAGATCCTGCTTCTTGTGTTGATGAAGTGTAAAAATTAGTTAAAGATATCGCTCCTGCGGACCACAATGTGGCTGTGATAGAGTCAGAACTTACTACAAAATCTTCGGGTGCTAAACGGTTAAATGACATGTTTTATATTTTTTTATGATATTTTAGTTACTGTTACTGGGATTGTTACTCTTGCTCCACTGTCTCTACCTTCTACAGTTAATGTAGCTTGTAATTGAGTATTTGAGCCAAATAATGTGTTTACGGTTGTTGCTCTAACATTAATAGTAGTACCAACAACTGTTTTAGAAACGTTAGTTCCTAATGTTGTAGTAGTATTTAAAGTTTGAGCAGCTGGTGTGTTAACACCTACACCCTCAAATGTACTAAATAAACGTACGTCTGAAATTGTTGCTGTGTATCCAGATGTTTCAAAAGTATTTCCACCAAAGTAATTTAATGTTTGAGGTGTAATTGCTAATGAAGCACCTTGTTTAATTACGATTGCTGAGAAGCCCAAATCCAAGATAGGTAACTTAGCTGTTCCTCTAGGTAGAGTAACTAACTTATACTTCATAGTTTGAGTTTCTTGAGGAAATGCTTCTAACAATGGCATGTTTTGAATTGCTTCACCGTAATATGCAGAACCCGATGGATGGTTGGGGTTGTACAATGTGTAATTTACTTCGTCATCTGCTAATGCAAATTGTGTAATTCTGAAAGAACCGTTGTTTTGTGCTAACAATTGTCTTCCTTTTGTTGTTAAAATTGCGTCTACTGTTACGACTGCATTATTTAAATATCCCATTTTATTGTATTTTTATTATAAATATTATTGAATTATATTTTATGTTGAAGGAATTATACCTTTTGCTTTTAAATTTTGTATAATAGTATCAAAATTATCTTGTATGTCCAAACTTGTATATTCAGGAAATAAAAATCCATTACCACTTGCTTCACTTCCTGGGACGTCTATTAGTATAAAATTAGGATCAGGGATGTATCTTCTTAAGAAAAACGAATTTAAATCTGTTCCTGGGGTGATATCACGATCAAGTAATAATGTGAGATTACCTCTAGTAGTAGTTCCTGTTGCGTAATCTGGATCTAATATAACATACGTTTGATTTTCGTCTCCCTCAAATCTAAGTTCATCTAATTTTTGTAATGTAAATGGTAAATTTGAATAGTATCCTGAACTTGTTGGAAATATTTGAGTTTGAGTTAATGCTGAGAACATAGATGATGTCGCTACTAAAATATTACTAGATGAACCTGTAGTCCAATATGGAGAACCAATTATAGTAATAGATGGATCTTGTAGTAAACTAATAACTCCTCCTGATTTTAAATTAACAGTAGCACTAGAGGGTGCTTCTATATAAAATTCATATCTATATGATGATAAAGGATTAGCATATGTTGGTGGTATATTCACATCCCAAGTAATTAATGTTGGTGTGGTAGGAGTTGTAAAAGAAGTACGTATATCCTGAATTATAGTATTACCATTATTTGATGATATGCGAAATAAAAGACTCATAAGACCACTTCCTTGTAATGTAACTTCTACTCTTGGTTTTATTATAACTCTATTAGAATCAGCAGATGAAGAAATGTAACTATTATTATTAGTAAATCCACTTCCTGAGTTAAATAATGTTGTTGTATTTGATGCATTAGTAATTTCATAACTACCAGAGGTATTCATCATATTAAAATATGTACCAGTAATAGATCCTGTGCCTAAACTTACAACTGTTGTGAAATCAGGAAGTGTTACATCATCTCCAAATTTTATCTGTGAAGATGAATTAGCTGTACTTCCAGATTGAGACCATATAACTGGTTTAGGAACAACTCCTGTTTTTATTATTGGGCGAAGTCCTTGAGTATTAGTAACATTTCCTGTACTTGTGGCAAATGCAATGTTTATTTTTTGATCAGATGAAAAATTTTGTGTTAAATTCGCATAATAAGGATCTGCTAAATTTGGAGTTAATGTGTTTCCATCTTTATCTATTAAATATAATATATGAGCTCCTTTTTTATTTATCAATTCATAACTTGTACCTCCTAAAGAGTCAAAATATGCAAAGTATGTTCCTAAAGAAGAAACTGATGGTTGTTTTAACGTTGTAGCTCCTAAATCTTCATTTGTTGAATTTTCTTCATAAGCTACTTGTGTGGTAGTTCGTAAATTAAAATCATCTGTTGAATTTTTTGTTCCTAAATATCTAGGTCTAATTTGACTTAATAGTCTATAATTGTATGGTTTTACAGGAGCTCGTTCTGCTGTATTGTTTAAAATTTCTTGTTGATTACTTGGAATTACTGTTCCTCCATTACCATCATAATTTACTAACATTATATAAGGATCATATTCTAAACCATCTGCGTTACCATATAAAACATTACAATCATCATAAAAGAAATTTGTTGTTAAATATGGTTCTAAAACTGTTAGTCTAGATTCAGAATGTGGTTCTACTGATTGAGAGAATGACCATTGGACTGTGTCCATACCTGCGGTACCAGTTTGAGATAAATTAGATACTCCTAAAAAATATGAACCATTTTCTAAAGGAACAAAACTCCCTGTTATTAATGATAGTTGACCTAATGATGAAGTTACAGTTATAGATGCTCCTACAGTTCCTGGATTTGATAATGGGTCTACTCCTATTCCCCAAATTATACTTTGTGTTGTTGAAGCATAAAATATAGCTGATGCTGAGTATGTTATTTTAATATTAGGAGTATCTCCAAAAGTATAGTAACCTGTAGATGAATTAAAATATCCTAATATGTCTGAGTTTACATTGAATATTGAACCCGTAATATATCTAAATGATGAGGCAGGAATTGTAGTACTACTAGTAGTATATACTGATGCGCTAAAAGTATGATTTAATATATTATTATTAATAGATGAAGTTACATCTTGAGTTATTCTAAAATCAATACTTGGTAAGTTAAAATTTATATTAATTGAACCAGATGCAAATGCTATTCCTAATGTGGAACCTGAGGTAGGAACATAGGATATTGATGCGGAATACGATCCTGTTACTACTCCGGCTCCAATATTTGGATTAAAAAATTGTTTACTAGTTATTCCATTAGAACCTGTAAATAATATATAAAAGATTTCTTTAGAAGTTCCTGGAGATGCACTTGCTGAAAAGTAGCAAGTAGTTGTTACAGTATATCCTCCATTTGGAAAATCATATAAACCTGTTCCTCCTATACTTCCTGTAGTGTCAGTATATCCATAGAATATAGGAGATGTATTATCTCCAGCTGCTAAGGTATAAGTATCAGTTGATGAGGAGGGATTTGTTGGAGATTTAAATTTATCAGTTGAATCTCCTAAAATAACTGGTCCTACTCTATATAAGTAATAATCTGGATATTCGGCAATTGTTAGTACGGGGAAGTCTACTATTCCTAAGTCATCTAATGATAATCTTACATTAGTTAATTCTTGTAAAGATAATGTATTATCATGACCTTGTTCATCAGTTCGATTGATTTTGATGTATTTTACTCCTTTTGTAATAACAAACGGTGCAGGTCTAGATCCAGGAGCAGTTGTATATGATATTGGCATTTTTAAAAATTAAAGTGATGATGAATCATATAATAAATATATTTCTCCTTGATTTGGTGTCTC